TTGAGACTATTGAGGATGCGCTGACGATGCTGCAAGCGACTGTATTTGAACCAGAATTTGCCGCTCCATTGATCAGGCGAAATATTGAACACGGGCTTTGTTCAAACTATGAGATTCAGTTCTTCAAGGGGCAGAATGGCGTCTGCATGACCGCGAAAATAACCCCCTCCTACAAACCGAAATATCTTGGGAAGCACGAAGGTCTGGAGTGATTAACCAAACTTCTCTACCCACTCGGCTAGAAAACGGCTAAGTGGAATGCCATCTCCATCTGCTGTCATGCACTTGCAGCCTTCTGGCTTGCATTCAATCCAGGTGCAGCCGTCGTGATTGATCTTTGGCGAGTTGCCATGACGGCACTTAGCGCGTGACTCAAACTGGTTTTTGATGACTTCAAAGTCGGTCATACCATGATGCGGATTCGACTGCGAATCTTTGAGATATGGCGAGTCTTTTTGAGAACAGCGCCACCTTCACGGCTTCCAGCACCATCTGTATTCCCCTCAATACTTTTGATGTTGCCATTTTTATCAGGAGATGAGAGAGCAATTCCAATGTGGCTGAATGTAAAAATCAAAATATCACCAGCCTGAATGTCGCCTTTATGCGGCTTCTTCGTGTGTGTTGATTCGTCTTGTTCACGACTCCAATTCTCGAAGTCCCATGCTCCAGCTGTCCTTGGACGCTTAAATGTCTTGGTTTCCTTAATTCCAGCTAGCACCAGAGCTTCGCGGAAGCACCAACAAACGTAAGCTGCACACCACGGCCAACCAACCTTAGGATTAAGCCAAGTGGACGCCTTGTACTCATCAACGCGAGGTCCGCAGTTTGTGCCATTGACCTCTGTGACTCCGACCTCTTTGAGTGCTACTTGAACGAGTGCTTCTGATAGTTTCATACTTTTGGAGAGCTAACAATGATGATGCCCCAAACAAGCAGGCAGATGGCGGTTATCGCAAGAATAGAAACCTGCGCGATAGAGAAATCTTGGATCATGGATATTTGTCTTCCTCAATCATACGGGCGTTGTGCTTGTGAAGGAATTTAGCCAGATCGCTGCTGAGTGTATCAACAACTTCCTCTGGCAGAATCCATTCCCACTCATGGAGGAATTCATGGATGAGAATGCGGAGATGATGCTGCCCGCATAAACGCTCGTCAATCTCAATATTACCGTTGCCGTAAGCAAGACCTAAAGCCTTGTGACGGCCAAGTTTTCTCTTTTTAACGGTTATTGAAGTAACCTTCACTGTTTTTGGCGGATGCTATCAACCATTGCTATGGTGGCCCCACGAATATTGTTTTTGATTTGATAGCTTGTTTTATTCGGGTTGCGAGCAAGTGAAGCCTTGATTCGATCTTCAAGTGAATAATCAGCATTGGTTTCTTCCTTCTGTCGGTAACAACGAACGCGAATTGTCATGCGACGTTTAGCATCCCAAACTGGGAAGTCTTGCGCCTCAAATGCTCCAGATGAGACACCGTTTTTCAGCATATCATGTACCCTTTCGGGAGAACATTGAAGCTCTTCGGCAATATGCTCCTTGGTATCCCAGCCATGTGGAATGCAATACTTTTCAGCATTGATCTTGTCGATAGCCTTTTGCCATTTCATTTGGTTTTGTGGTATGGTTGTTAATCGACAAAGATTGGGAACGTGACCGTTCTTCCGTATCGCTTGTCAAAGATAAAGCCAGTCTGTGATGGTGGCTCGTAAGGTGCCTTGATGGCGATGGAGTAAGCATTGAAGCCAATCAAGCTCCCGTTACACACCCACTTTGGATTCTGCTGGCTTTGATGCCAATGACCAAAGATGTCTAGGTCTGCTGGAACACCTTTGTTCCAAGAAGAAATGGCCTTCTCAACTGGGATGGTCAATCCACCAACGCCACCTTGGTATTGCAAGCCGTCTCCGTGATGAATACGGAGTGTTTTGCCATAGAGGTCCAGAAGCAAATGGTAGCCGTCAGAAACATGCCAAGAAGCCTTGTCGGCAAGATGCTTTGCCATTGTTTTGTAAAGCATCCACTCATAGCTGTTGGCAGCACCCGTAGCATGACGAGGCTTGCGAGTGTTGCGCCCATGATTCCCATAGCAGCATGGAATCACAATCTCTCCAAAGTGTTTGGACAGCAATTCAACTCCGCTGGCGATTTGATCTTGGAGCCACAACACTGTCTGCGTTGGAGACAAGGCGTTATTCTCCAACAGTTCCTCGTGGATGTAGCCAGTCATTAAATCGCCACCCAAGATCAGCACAAGGCGATCAATTTTGGCACCATGGCGTTGAATCTTCGCCATGCGAATAATCGAGTTCCAGAAGCGATTGATTCGCTGTGCAGCAATATCAAGATTGAACTCATTGAGGTTGTTGATGGTTTTTCCTTCAACCGTCTCTTCGACATGCCAATCTGATGCAACGGCTACAAAAGTTGCCTCGGAGTCAAAATCGCTGACCGCATTAATCTTGGAAGCAACAGGCTTAACGCCGCCGATTCCAAGTGCGATATTAAGCTGATTGTCCTTTTCTGAAATGACGTTGAGCAGTTTTTTACGCTCACTCTCAAAGTCGGCCACAGTCTTCTTGTGGCGAATCTCTTGGGTTTCATGAACAGCGGCGGACCAGTTTTTCATATCGCGAGGATAGGTGTTGATGGTTTACTTCTTCATTCCTTTGGGGATCTTCCCAAATGGGATTCCAAGGAAGGATAGTGTATCTTTGCCCTGTGTTTTGACGGCCTTCTTGACTGTTTTTGCTGGCTTTGTTGGTTTTTTCATTTGGTATATTTTATGGTTTCACTGAAACTATTAGCGCCCAGACTGATATGGATACCACTGCAAAACTGAATCCTATAAACTCATTAGCGGTTAAATATAAACTCATGGTTGAATATTGCGAGGAGATTTTGCGCTGGTTCTGCCAAACTCGGCAGTGGCGGCGGAAATTGCCCCAGCTTTGCCACCAGTAAGATAACCGACTCCGCCAGCTACCGCGATGCGTTTTACGTTGGATGAGTCTGTAATTGAGCAAGAAGACAGCGTTGAGACGACAAGGATAAGTGAGAGGTATTTCATGGTGCGGCAACTTGAACAAGTAGTGGTGAAATGCCCAAGTGGGCAGGGGAGACTTCTGCTGAAGGAATGCGAAGAAGGAGACGAGTTCCAGCATCCGCTAGCATCTTGTGAACCGCCTCGGAACAGAACCATTTGCCATTCTCTCGTGCTGGTTTTTTGGTGACGAATCGAGCCACGCTCCAGTAGTCGTATGGCATGCCAAGCTGGCCCAAGAATAGGCTAATGGCATGATTGTAATCCTCATCGCTCATGCTTGGGATGGCAAACCAGTCGATCAATCGGTTATCTGATTCGTCCAGAGTGTGGAGCCGGACCCCTTTGAATTCTCGCGATTCAATAATGCGATTTGTGGTGCCTGGAATAAGCATCGCCGCATGTGAATACTTTGAGCGCGTCTGCTTTTTGATAAGCCAGGACACCACTCCATCGCCATTGAATAAGGCAATGCGTGGCTTCATGTTTGGTTCCATATTCATGTCAGTGCGTAATCAACGCCAGAGAGGTCTGGCACATCTGCCCAGTCGTCGACAGTTGGGTCGAACAAGGTAAATTGCAGACCTTCTGGCAAATCAAGAATAGCCCAGACGAACACATGGAGATCGTGGCTTGATCCTTCAGGTGCATTTGCACGCAGCGTTCCAACAGCCCAAGAGCATCCTTCTTTAGCAGCAGCAAGCTGTGCTTGATGAACAACTGCGCGAGCTTGGTCCTCGCATTCCCACAATTCGCTTTGCCAAGGTCTATAGGCTTGATCTGCTACCTTACGCAGCATTGGCTTAGACGGGCAAGCCATAATGCCCTTCTGCATGAGGAATCTGAAATTAGATAGCGTTTTTCCCTCAAGTGCTCGCACTACTAGCGAATGAACCGTGGCCCCGTTTAGACAGCGAAGTTGTCGCTTAGGCTTGGAGGTGAAAGGCCACATAAGTTAAGGTTTTTTCATGGACTCCTTAATCTCCGTCACTGCCTCTCGAATGTATTGCAGATCTCGCGACTGAACGGCTGAATCTTTTTGGATGGCATTGATGATGGATGAATGCGCCCTCAGTTCTCCGCGCATTTCAGAACGATCTGTGCTGGAGATTCGATCAGCATCGGCAAGACTGGAGATCCGGCCTTCTTGCGTTGCTACCCATCCGCCCACGGCAGCGGCACCACTTAAAAGTCCAATGACGCCACCAATGAGCCATCGGATGGTTTTGCGAAGTTCATCAATGGCGAGGGATTCGTCGTGGCTCATGGTTTATTCTGAAGTGTGATTAAATGTAGATAATCATGGAATGCCAAAGTACGTCTTCTGAGCGGCTACGAAAGCGGGCCACCCAGGAAGCGTTGTTGGGTTACTGGAAAAAACAATGACTTCTGAAATAGTATTGCCTGCTGTATTATTCCAATTGCTGGTTGTTGATTGATTTCCGCCAATGCGAGCATTGGACATTTCAAGCTGTGTATTACCGGCGTCCCCAGTTGCATTCAAGTTTCCGTCGATATAAATTTGTGAGCTAGAGCCATTGCTCAAAAAACCATAGACATGTTTTCCTGGTGAAATGCTTGTGCCAGCAAGTGTAGTTCCCCAGTTTTGTTGTGGCAATGTGCCACTCATTCGAGTAAACCTATTTAATGAATTTGAAGATGTTCCAAGTAATACTCTAGTTCCAGTGATAGAAGCTTGATTTGCAACGATAGAGAAAAATGTAGGTTGCGGCAAAGCCTGTAAATCAAGTCCAAGAGTTCGATTGGAAGCTGCTGATCCACCCATTTCACCACGGCTTTGGAATGTAGTTCCAAACTGCATTTGATTGCCAGTCGTTAGCTGCGTGGCATCCGTATTTTGAAATTGATCATACGCAGTGACCCAATTTGCCTGTGTCCCACCGCTATCAGCGGCTATGGCTGCGGCGGCAGTCAGATCAAGTGTGCCATCAGGCAAAAAGGCAATATCAGCTTCAGCATTGGCACCGTTACCTCGTAGCCGACAAGCTGGGCCAGTGTAAGCAGAGCGCAGCCTACGAACTGAGGAGGCATGACGAATCATTGCACCCTGCGCCACCAGTGCATCAAGCGGTCCCACAAATGGCGTATTTCCACCACCAATAATCTGCAAATAGGTATTGTAGAGCATCGTCTGAATGCTCACAGGTGGTGGTATCTGCAATGTCTGTGGAACGCCAGCCATAATTAGGATTGAATTTCTCCTCCTGCTGCATTGTAGATGGCGTAGTAAAGCGTCTGTTCGCTCACTGGAGGCGGCGGAACAGCCAGTGGATCATAGGTGATCGTTCCTGGGTTATTAAGATTTACCAATCCAACACGAATAGCATTCAGCAGCGTTGGAACGCTAACAGGTGGCGGAACCGACAGTGTTTGTAATTGTCCAGGCATTGTTGATACCTTGTAGCGTTTGATTCACAAATCAATCAAAATTCAATTGGCATAAATGTGTTAACCGATAAAAGAAGAAGATCCCCCACCACCGCCAGAAGTTACTAATGGTTCTGTTGATCCAATAGATGGATAGCTCAATGTTCCAGAGTAACTTGCTGCGGTTTGAGTAAATGTTCCAACTCCTGCATTTCTACATGCGGCACCACCTCCAGTTGCGGAATTCAATCTAAAGTTACCAGTTGCCTCCTCAACCCACGGAGAGGTGCTGGAGGAAAGCGTTACTGGACCCGTGTTAAAAACAGCGCCTATAGCATTTGTTTGACCGCTAGTATTAGCAAGTGTTCCTGCGCCAAAAGCACAATTATTGATTCCTCCCACACGGCTAGCGTTACCAGCTAAGTTGATCCCATATCCTCCATTTTTTACCAAAATGCAGTTAGTTATATTAATTGGTAGTGCAGCATTCAAACTCTGTCTTATTCCATCGCTTGTGTTATTATATGATACACAACCATTAAAATAAGCATAGGCTGTGGAGATGTTAAATCCTATGCCTCCATTAGTATCTGAAATACAGTCTATAAAATTAGCAGTCGATCCAGTAACTGAAAATCCAGCAGTGTTTGATCCTGTATTATCATGTGCAATACATCTCTCAAATACAGTTGGGCTACTGCTAAAAAATGCACCGTAGGTCGATTGATTGCCAGCATTGCAAGCATAACTCTCACATTCAATGACATGACAACCATCAACTCCAATTTGCAGACCTACGCCGCGAGAGCCTGTAAAAACGCATCTTTTGATTTGATTTCCAGCGTTTGAAAAAAAATAAACTAAAGTTGCGATTCCTGTTGCTCCATTGTTTGCAAATATAAGATCAATATATTGGTTTCCAGCAGATGTATTAGTTAGAAGAGTGTAACTTCCTCCAGTATTTCCGCCATTAATCGTAGCCTTTCCACCATCTCCAACTGTTGTTGTGTATCCCTGGAACACTGTAGGACCAGCGACATTATGAGTCATCGCTGCTGTTATTGAGTAATTGGTTCCTGATTTGAAATTAACCCTTAATGGATGAGCGTTTACATTTGTCATGGTTCCAGCAACAAACCCAAATGGGAAACCGCTCGTTCCATTTGGACCCTTCCATTTTCCTCCAACCGTGCATGACCGTAATATTGCGCTATTTGGTGGTGCTGTTCCGCTTTTAGCTGTGCTTGATATATCAAGTGATGCTCCCCCACCATTAACTGCTGTTACTCGACCAACGTAACCAGTCACAGTTGCACCATCTGCATAAATACTGGCAAAATCTCCAACGCTTACGCTGCTAAAAGGAGTTGCGCCAAAAGCTGCTGTGAAACGATTTGGAGCCGCGATGCCCCAATCACCATTTGTGCTAGTAATAACAAACGGCTTGTCATCGCCAGCGTTTAAGTTGCTGCCAGTAGCTGTATCGCAGTAAAATTCAGTGTATGGCATGATTTAGTCCAGCTTTAGTGGTTCGCGAACGCATGGTGTCGATATTACATCAAATGTTCCTGAAAAATTCAAACCAGAGATAATATTGATGAATGCCCTAACCTGTCCGCATGTTAATGGTTGAACACCTTCAGCACCCCTTCCATCTTCAATTATTTCATCATCATTGCCAAGCAGTGGTTCAATGCTAGACCACTTTTGAATTACTGGGGTTGCTCGAATGATAAAATCACGAGCAAACTCGGCAAGAGGTCGAACGTGATCTGAAACGAATTTAACTGTTTCTGGTGTATTCATTTTTAGTCTTTGGTAATCTCAATTTGAGCAGTCATCCAAGTGGCTAATGAAGCTGCGGTAATCGCACACATAATTACATCGCCAGCAGCAATTGCTAGTGTTGTAAAATCAGAAGTGGTTGATGAGCGAATATGCGTTCCACTGGATAGTGAGAGTCCGCTTGTGTTGATCACATTTGAGATGGTTGGTATTGCGGTTCCATTGGCTATCTTCCAAAATTTGACGGTGAAAGTTCCAGTGTCGGCAGATAATGAATAGCCAGTAATTGTCGCTGCATACGGGACTGTAATTGCCGTAGATAAAGTTGATGGTGATAATGTTGATCCTCCACCATCCTTTGAAAAACCAATTGAAAATGTTCTCCCAGCAGTGGTCTGACCAGATGGTGGCAATCCAGTGCAATTCGTGAGAAGTCCGCCAGATGGCGTTCCAAGGTCTGGAGTTGTAAACGCTGGACTTTGAGCAAACACAAGAGAGCCAGTGCCGGTTTCATCTGAAATAACTCCACGAAGTTGATTGCTTGTGGTTGATGCAAACTGCGAAAGCGGATTGGAAGTAAAAGCATCTCCAGTGCCTGCGCTACTCCATTCAAGGTTTATAGACGGCAATGAAACAGTGTTAATTGAAAGCACTTGACCGGCAGTGCCAGTAACAGAAGGTAAAACTAGATTGTAATCATTTGCGACACTTGCTGGATGTTTAATGGTAACTTCATGAGGAGTTGGAGGCTCATCAACACCAGACCAATTAAACTTTAATGCTGTTTCAGGCGTTGTTGTCAGAGAAACAGATGATACCGCTCCTACTGCGCTAATTACGGCCTCATTCCCACCGCCAGTTGTGCAAAAAAGTTGTGTCGCGGCGATGGTGCCGTTATCATTTGCGGTAACAATGCTATTTTGAACTAGCTTTCCAGTAGTGCCATCAAAGCGAACCAGTGCATTATCCGTTGAGCTAGCAGGACCAAAAACATCGCCATTCACTGGCAAATCACCAACGTCAAATTTGCGAATGCCGCCTCCTGATTCCCAGCCTAACAAGAAATCTCCTGCTGCCGGTGCCGTTTCTTCGGTTAGCGAAGCTGGCGTAATATCTTCAGGAGCGCCTGTTGATGCGGTAACACGACCTTTGATCGTGTTAGCAGCCATGTTGGCTAGCCTTGCGTTGGTTATTGCTCCATTTGATAGCCTAGCCTGAGAATTAACAACAATGATGCCAGTGGAAGCATGAACGCGAGAAACAACAGCAATTGATTGGGCTTCTCCAGTTGTTGGTAGTGCTCCAAGCAGTCCAGATGTTCCAACAAAAAGCTCTTGATTGATTGCGTAGCTGTTAGTTGCTAGTCCTGTGACTTCGCCAACTATGACGGCGTTACCCTGTGCGTTTGCGATTAATTCAGCATCAGTGATCCCGATAGCTGGCATCTTGGCTGAGTTGGTATAGTCAGCCGCTGATACTTCAATTCTGCCACTAACTCCAACGCTACCTGTCGCATAAACTGGCGTTCCTTTTGCTATGGTAACTCCACTGGTATTCTTGACATGGATGTAAAGATTGCCAGCAATAGAACCATGGATGTGAGCCAATGTCGAAAGGCCGCTAACGGTCAGATTTGTCGCTGAAAGCGTGTCTGTAGTTTTGTTGTAAGTAAGTCCTGAATCACCACCGAAATTACCGCCATCGTTAAACTGAACCTGAGTATCTAACCCGCCGGGTGTTCCTCCACCAGATGCAGTGCTGTTAATCGTGATCGAATCCGTTGAGGCATTCGTCGTGATGGTAATATTGCTACCAGCGACAAGCGTAAGTGTATCACTGGTGGAATCTGCCACTACGCTGCTTTGACCTGCAACAGCAAACGTGCCGAAAAGGTTTTGATCTCCCGTATTCGTGCCAGCCAGATTTAGCGTGGTCTTCATTGTGGCGGCATCAACACCAAGCTGAATGTCTCCAGATGTCGTCACAGGTGATCCTGAATCAACCTGAATGCCGTCTGTTCCAGTGATTCCAACGCTGGTAACAGTTCCAGTTCCAGCAGAGCCATTGGCAGCAGATGTGATGCGACCCTTGCTATCAACCGTGATATTTGCCAGTGTGTATGCCCCTGGAGTTACAGCCGTGGATGTAAGTGTAGCAGCAGCAGAACCAGGGCCAGATGCGGTGACATCTCCAGTGAGTGCCGTGATGTAGTTGCCAGTAGGCTGCTTGCTGTTGAACGTGCTCCAATCAGTGGATGTCAATGCGCCCGTGGTTGATGCGGAAGCTGTTCCAAGGCTCAATGCCTGACCAGCAATGGACAATCCATTTGCCGTTCCAATTGTTACGTCACCTGTATTCGTTCCTGATAATGCGCCTGATACTCCATCAGCAATCGTGATTCCAGAGTTTTGGATGATTCTTCCACTTATGCCATTGAAGCGGACAATCTGGTTATCCGCAGAAGAGCTTGAACCAGTCACATCTCCAGTTCCACTGACAGGAGTGGCAACATTGATTACAATGCCTCCGTCACTTAGAACCTCAATCGTTGGACCAAGCGTGGAATTAACGGAAATGTTTGTCTGGCTCATCAGGTTGTGGTCGTGTAGTTGGAGAGCACTTCTCCGATGCCTTCCATCAATGTTTCGACATAAGCAGGGGCGCTGTCGTCAGTCGTTTCAATCTGCCAGACATATTGCCCAATTGGCAATTCGTATCGACCTGGATTGATGGTGAATACCCAATTCACCGGATCACTAATGGTGATGTCTGCATTGCCGCTAGTGAGTTCCAGCGTTGGCATTGTGCTCTTGGGGTTGAGCTTGAATGCCATCTTAACTGAGGCCAGATCTCCAGGCGCAATACGATTGGACACGGTGATGGACGGAAATCCATTCCATGTGTCTCCGGCAACGAAGACAACCATTGCGTTTACTTCATCAGAAAATGCTGGCCTCATAAGATGAGATGTTTATTTGAAGACGCCCATTTTCTTAGCGCGATCCATCATGTCTTCTTCTTCAGACATTTCTTTTTCAGGCATCGTCACTTCGACTTCAACTTCATCTTCCATCTCCATCTCATCGTCTTCCATCATTGGAATTTCAGTTCCATCAATGGCTGTCAGAGTGAGATTGCCGTCTTCATCGGCGAGGAATGTTCCAACAGCTTGAAAAGGCTGTCCAGGTGTTGCGTCTTCTGGCATTTGCCAGCCTTCAGGTGAGGTAAAAGAGAGTTTCATAAGCAATTAGCTATTAGCAGAGTTTTGGTGTGTATGCAAGAAAGGCGGGGCTAGTTTTTTAGACTAACCCCGCCTCAAGTGGTTCTACTCAATTAAGAGCAAGCGGTGTTCACAACCCAGTTGGTTGGGCAGCGACGGAAGCGGAGGATTGCACCGTATTCAGGAATCACTGGCTGAGCACCGTAGGCGAACTTGCCACGGAAGAAGCCAATGTTTTCGTCAACGTTGCAAGTGCGGTCATACTTGTTGATCCAGTTGAATCGGCCAAGGTAGTCCTGAGGAGCGAATTTCATTTCCCCAGCGGCAAGCTGAGAATCAGGAATCGCAAACTTCACAACCTGCTTGGTGGCGATGATCGCATCTTCGTATTGAGCCGTGAAGTAGGCTGGATTGACGTTCGCAGGATCACCCTTGTTGGTAGCAGGGAGCATGAAGGGAACGCGCACCCAAGAACCACCGACAAGATTCCAGCGAGCAGCAGCGATGTCGATGGTCATCTTGAAGCCGTTGAGGCTGTCAAAGGAACCAGGGGCATTGTTGAGCGCACGGACCTTTTCGGAGTCCCAGCGGATGTTCTGGATGGTCACGCCATCGGTAGCGAGCGTCTGCTGAGCTTCATCGGAGAGGACGAGTGGCAGAAGAGGCTGACCCATCTTGTTGACGGAGAGGCCGTTCTGAATGTCTGCTCCATTGCGGATGAGGCTGTAGCGGATGTAATCAAGCATCTCGCGCTTCAGGGTGCCAATCGTTCCAGTGGCGAACGAAGCGGAGTTGACCGTAAGGCCAGCGTCAGCGACGTACTTGTTGGAGCAGATGGAGGTGAACTGATCGCGGCGCTGATTTTCCCACAGGTAGCGGGAGTATCCACGAAGGTTACGGATGAAGGCAGCAGCCTGCTGAACGATGTTGTAGCTCATACGAGCATCTTCGATACAGAAGGGAGGGCTTTCGACAGCCGCAATCTTGAGTTCCATCGAGCGACGAGTCTGCGAAGGATAGATTGTGGACACAGGAGGCTGGCAAGAACCGCCTTCGTCACCGCTACCGCCGTCATTGAAGCCGTAGGTGGTGAACGTGACATCGGAACCGAACGGCATCGCACGCTCAAATGTCAGGAAGTTCGGGGTATCGCCCATACCATTGGGCCAGCGGGAACGCGGAACGATAGAATCGTTCTGCCAAGGATTGCTGATGAATGATTTTTCGGAAGGATCGTCGACGATCCTCTGGCTCTCAGACTCCAAGAATTGATTAATATCAGTGCATGCCATAATCTTAAGTGAGTTTAGTTGTTTTGCCTATTAGGCGGGTGTTGGAACGGGTTGTTTGTTTGAACAAGAAGATGCCATTGGCTGAATGCCATGACGCTTGCTCTACTTCCATTCTTGAGCCTGGAATGCCCCATTGCTGGGTTTGCCCCGTGTAGGGCGCTCAGTCACCATTTCACCTAGAGAGCCTCCTAGGAGCGTTGATACACGCTTTTTAGCTCATGGCGATGATGGCACCATAAGCTCAACAGTCAAGATTATTTTACTGAAATTATGCGGAGTGCGGCATTTTATCACCCTTACTCCTATTGTCTGCTTTCCAGAGTGGCTGAAGATTATGCCATGCACACAGCTTCTTAATTTCCTCTTCAGAAGAAGCAGACGATAGCGGAATGATATGATCTATCTCCCATTCGGATTTATTTTCCCACGACATCCCGGTTGAGAATTTATTTTCAATATGAGAGCGTAATTCATCCCAATTGCATCCGATCATATCGCGAGTTGATGATGTCTTTTTAAACTGCCCCCTCTTCATTGCCTCTCTAACGCGATGCCTCATTCGCGACTTGAAATAAGTCAGGCTAGCCGTGGCTATTGCCTTCTTTTGAGCTTTTCTTCTATGCTCTCGGCATGCGTCTGGGTTGGCATCATTCCACCGTTTGCATGCCTCCCGTTGCTTTTGTGGATTGTTTTTTCTCCATTCTCGACACCGTTGAATCTCGCTTTTTTTATTCCTATCCCTAAATGACTTAAACCGATCCTTCAGCTTTTGTGGATTTTCCGTCAGTGCTTTTTGGTAGGACTTGCTACCAGATATTATCGCCCTCTCCTTGCGAATATCAAAATCATTTTGATTCAACCATCGCTCTCTGATTTCACCTTTACGTTTACCGGCATCTTTAAAATACGACCAAAAAATAAGCCCGTCCGGCCCAACGTCTCCCCTTGATCTCTTGACGGACTCGTCCTTATCACGGATAATAAATATATTCGGCATTGGCTGTGTGTTCAGTTGATGTTGATAGATGCCGCTCGGAACGCCAATTCCAGCGGCATTGCTTTTTTAACCCAGTATCGCTCTCTTTTCAAGAGATTCTTGACGAATCCAAATCCATCTGCGATGTTTTCTCACGCACAAGGTTTTGTTTTCATGTGTCCCTAGTGCCAGACGCCGTGGCGAGTTGGTTGCTCCCACGGCGTTGCCCATTTCAATCCTATATGACAACCCCATCCATCTACATCCGCATCGACCAACTGCCAGTCGGCTCAAACTCCCGCTTCGAGGCACAACTCGTTATTGGCGACGACGAAACAGGCCAAGTGGCAGGCTTCAAATCTCCCGTATTTGAGTCAGAAGACGAGCATGAGCCATTCGTTGGCATGATGCAGCGAATCACGCAGGCGCTTCTTCAAGTGCGCGATTTCAAGAAAAGGGCAACTGTTGAAGACCTTCATATTCTCAACAAGCAAAGTCAGGAGGTTAAACCTGATGATGCCCCGTTGATTATTATGCCGTAAGCATCACCCTTGCCGCTGGTGCGCTTGGAATCGAGCCATAATCGAATCCACGTCGTAGCCAGTAGGCAGGTTATCATTCGTGCTCACAGGCGTAGAAGTGCTAGAAGGACGAGGTGAAGCTGCAATGCGCGATTTCAGCGAAGTCTCAAGCTCGGAAATCTTGGCATTACGCTCGTCAAGCTGACGCAACAAATGTGGAAGAATCACGCTTGCACGCGCTGCTACAGCCATGCTAGCAGGGTCTTTTCTGATCTCAGCCTTTGAGACTGCATCCATGAGATCTTTGTTATCTTTGAGAAAAGGAATTTTTTCTTGGAGCAGCTTATTTGCAGCTTCGGTAGCAGACGAGAATTGCTTGTCTTCATCTTCTTTGGCTCTGCGAGCTTTCTCTTGCTCCATGAATGAAAGCTCTTGCTTTGCCCTGTCAGCATTCTCAAGCATGTCGGACGACTTCCTGAGAAGCGACTGAGTATTGCGGGCATGCTCCATGAGTTCAGCGGCATCTGTTGGGTGCCAGCCTTCAGTCACTTCGCGCAGTTTTTTACGCTGCTCAATAGGATCACTAATCTCCAAAACGCCTTGAAGCGTCTTTGCATCAACGTCATTTGCGCCTGCCAGCACTTCAATTGCCTGACCAATAGCGGCAGCAGGTTCGAGGATGGACTCATAGTAGGCAGTGGAGTTCTGAACATCGTGAATGGAGCGGAACTGTTCATGCTCACCAAGTTTAGATTCCATCTCTGAAATGCGCCTCTCATACGCGGAAATATCCTTGCCTTCAAACTCGGCAATCTTCTTCCGCATCTCTTCGATTTCGATCATCTTCTCCTGAACAGTCTTGTCCTTTTCAGGAAGCGTGTTCCTCAAGCTGTCGCGTTCTTCACGAAGCTGTTTCAACTCAGCCTTCATGTCCTTCCATGTGGAAATGGCTTCAGGAGTAGCTTTAGATCCTTTTGGAAGATCGTTTTCAGTGACTTCCTCAATCTTTTCTCCAGGCTCATCACGCTTCACATCTTCCTTGGATGGTTCTGGATCAGTGGGTGCAACTTTCTCCTCAACCTTGGCGCTTTCTTCCTCTTTTGGAAGGAACGATTGGGCGCGATCCCACATGGCTTGAGCTTCTGCTGTTGCGTCGTATTCTGGGGGCTGTGTGTTTTCGGTGTCCATATATTTTACTGATGAGTCTGTTCAAGATATTTTTCGTCAATGTGGCTGTACGCTTCAAGAGTGAATGCGTCCATGTGTTGGTTGTCAGCTTGAGGTCTAAATGCCAACGCTTTCAACAATCGCAACGTGCGACGAATACCAGCCTGTCCGGCGTGGATCATAGAGATAACCATAGGAGCTTCCGCCTTGTAATCGCGCACAAGGCCAGTCAGAATCGAGTCGTTAGGCTCAGTTTTTTCTTCAATAATCGCTAGAGCTTCAACCATCACTGGGTCTTTGAGCAGTGCAGAAAGACGTGCGGGGCCATCTCCATCTCTGAATTTTTCAAGTCGCGTTTTTTGTGTATTTGCTGGTATCATAGAGAACTTCTAATGGATGCCTGTTGCGCTTGATATGAAGCGCCCTTCAAGGCAATAGCGGCAGCGGCAGCAGTATCTTTGAGAGCGCGAGCTTGAGCAGCATCAGCTTGGCGTTGTTCCATTTTCATGCGGAACTCCTCGGCTCGTTGATCCATTTTTGCACGCCACTCCGCCATCTTCATTTCAATCTCAGACGGTCCTTGATCTTCTTGAGGTTGACCAGATGCCTCCGCCTCCATCGCCTGCTGTTTCTGTAGGTGTCGCGAGCCATTGACAATGATCTCATTGAACTGTTGGAGTTGCTGGCGGAATTGAGGAGCTTCTGGACCAGTGAACTGCTCAAGAGTCTGAGCAGCATGATCAAAGATGTTTGACATTGGCGGAACAATCTGAGCATACATCTCAGGATTCTGACCTGCTTGGTCAAACTGCTGGTAGAACTCAGTCAGCTTGGCAATGTGAGTCTGCAAATGCACGCTCTTGTTCTCGTTTGGCAGGATTGCCTGAGTGGCACCCTGAGCAAGAATTGCATTCTGAGCATCTGCAATTGCAGCATCAATCGGTGGGCGCTGGTTGGCTCCAGCAGGAGTTGTAAGCTCATCAGCCATCTGCCAGCCAGCGATAGCACCAGTGAAGTTGCGGATGAGAGTCTGCTTGCCGTATTCATCGTAATACGGGTACATTGGCATCAGGTTCTCGTATGCCAAACGACGTGCAGAAGGACTACCAAAGCCAATGGAACGGCTGGCTCGCGTATAGCGCAAGTCCATGTTCTTCAATGCCTCTTCTGGAATACCATCTTCAAGGCACATTTGACGGAACTGCCAAACTTCCTCACCTCCAGGTTCACCACGTTGGTATCCTGGACGGAAGAAACGACGGCCAACTTCATTCATCAGGCGGTCAAACGGCTGCATGAACAAGTTGATGGAAGTCACAGAAAGCTGCGATGCCATTTCCATTCGAGACATCGCCTCAAACTTGGAAAGCTCCCTGCCGGTATCGAGCGTTTTGCTGCTCGTGTATTGAGCAATATTGTTGTAGAAAGTCTGACGCAGACTTTGGACGGCTGGCTCAATGTTCTGAATAATATTCGGCTGCTGAACCTGGACGAAGTTTGCTCCAGGAGTCACAAGATAGCCAGCGCCATACGGAACGATGCGGAAGTTTTCAACCGCCTCTTCGCTTTCAACCTGCCAGTGTGGGCCAGCGGTTTGTGCGACATCCACCTTCTTGTTTTCCAAGCGCATCAACTGCTGGAAGGCATTGAACATGTCAGAGCCAAGTCCGCGAATACCATGATAGTTGCCATTGGTGCCGATGCCGCGAGTGAAGAAGGTAAACGCCTCGCTAGCATTGCGATAAAGGTGACGACGCTTGAAGAGGAAGTTCTCAGGAACGCCATCAGTAATCGGGTAGCCATTCTCAGCAAAAGCGTACATGGAGTAGCTTCCATCAAGCTCCTGAACCCACATGTAAATCACCGAGATAGACGGACTCGTCTCGCCATAGGTGATGTCATTGTCTTTCCAGCGAGCTTCCCATTCCATCCAGTTGAGCATGTCTGGAATCTGCTCAGAGGCGTTCATAATCGCCTTCTTGAGTTGATCGCGATCCCATCCTTGCTCATCAGCAATCTCGCCCATGTTGATGTACTTCATCAAATCGGCAGGATTCTCCAGCTTCTTGAGACAGGCGTATTGGATTTCAGCTTCGTTAGCGCGTGTCTGACGGGGAATCTTGAAGTAGGCAAGATTCGTCACGTCCCATTCCCAATTGAGAGGGTCTTGGAAGTAAGCAATACCAACACCGTGGAGAACCATGTAGTGCGGAATATAGCTGTACTTGAAGTTGAACTGAGGCCAGCGACGAATGACGCGGCTCATATTCAGGCTCATCTTCTGCGACCATTCTTGACGCTCCTGTTCGGAACCATATTTAGTGCGAAGGTCAATCAGGCTCTCTGTGCCAGAGATGAGGTCATAGAATGCCGCAAGAGAAGTATCCAAAACAGCTTTAGCATCGCCTGGATTGAAGTTGGACATGTATGCCAGACCCTGCTTAGCAAGCTGCATTTGGTCCAATGGAGGAGCGCCATCAACCATTGCCTGAACCTTTGCCATCTGCTGATTCGATTTCAAATCAGCCTGTTGGAGGCGGAACCAAAGACTTCGAGCAGCGCCAACATCCTTGATTCGCTCGTCAAGGAATTTGCCCCGGTCATCTACGACGGGAGGATTATAAGACTCAAGGGTATTTGTGGCGTCTGACATAATTAAACGAGGCTAACCCATTTAGGCGGTCCCGCAACCTTCAATCCACTTCCAGTTTCGGAACATGCGGAAACGATCTCTTCAATCTTAACGCCGAGTTGCTCTGCAATCTTTTTGGCTGTTAGGCGATCTTTACTAGCTTCCACAACTCCCTTGATGCGGAAGGCGAGGAACCCTACAGATGGAAGCTGGCCCTCTTGTCCAGTCAGGCTTTTTGGTTCTTCAACCACCGTTTTTGGTTCAACTTTATTAGCTTCGGAAGCCTTAGTGGTGATCTTGTCAGCCAAAACCAGTTTCGCGAGACTGCCATCTTTGCAGCCGTGGACGACTACTGCGTGGCCGTCATAAGGCTTGGCATGGCTAAGGTTCACATCGCCAGAAAGATCATCGCAGACAATTTGTCCATTTTCTACGCGGTAGTTACCCGTGTTCCAATTGTGCTGGATAAGAATCGTGTTGTGAGCGTGTGGGACAACCTCATAGCGAAGTCGGATGTCAAAAGGCTCAAGCGGACCAGCCCAAGGCATAGAGCGGTCAAGTTGACCAATGTTTGGCGAAAGAGCGCCCATCGCATGATGGTAGATGCCGGTGCCAACCATGTGAGGATCGCCAAATGACGGCTTGAGTGATCCATCCTGCATGATAGAAAATCCACGGGTTGGAACGATTGCCCCCATGTGAGCCTTACCAGATTCGTGATGCTCACGTTGGAGCTTACTCAGCCAGCCAATTTGAATTGGCGTATTATCCAACTCATAGAAGTACCAAGGTCCAGCGGTATATTTCTCACTTACCGTCTGAGCAACAGCGCGGAAATGCTTAGCGGCAGCTTCCGTAGCTCCATTGGAGTGGAAATCGATAATGTGAATGTCTAGGTTGGAGAATAAAGGCTTAATCTGCTCAGCAAACACGCGAGCTTCATTTTCAATTTCTAAGCGGGCAAAGATTGCACACTGGAAACCAGCATAAGGACCGAACTTCTTGAAGATTTCCGCCGTATGAGGCAGGTTTTGGGCGTCACTTGCACTAACAGGAATAGCTAAGAGCATAAGATTTCTTGGTTATAAGGGTTTGATTGAAAGTGGTCAAATAGAATTTCAGAGCAAATCTCCAATATTTCCACTCATGAGAGTAAAGATTGGATGATCTGTGTAGCCATTCTCACGAAGAGCATCCATTGCAGCAGTCATGTTTGACATGCGTAGATTGCCACTAAAAGAGTTTGGCGCGGCTTTAACGGTAGCTTTAACAACCTCTGCTTCGGCTTGCTCATGGCTAATTCCAAGCAGCTTGGATACCTTAAATGCTACTTTTCTCACAGTGCCTTCTTGAATCCGAATGCTGCCATGGTCATAGATCCAACCATATCCCCGTCCAACTTTTGGCACAATCGTTGTGTCGAAGTTTGACCAATGAATGGCGTTAGATTTGAGGCTTTTTGCTGGAACATGAGCGACGGCTGGAAGAGTCACCGTTCCATCAAAGACATACTGAGCGTTATGCGCTTTTGGATAAATGCAGTCTGGAATGATGAGCGATCCCTCAAGAATTCGAGGGTGTTTCAATCCTTCAGCAATTGTCATACACGAGCTTTGGTTGCCTATAAACAACTCACTTCCGGCAATCGCCTGTGCAACTTCCAGCATATCGTGTGTGACGATGTAGCGAACCTTGCCAAAATGATACTCAAAATCAGCGTGCTCCTGCGGCAATCCAATGAAGCACAAAAGATTTCCATAGTGTTCAACTACCTCTCTCCATGGAAAATGTGGATTATTGTAGCGAGGACTGCGATTGATGACTATGAGGCCGTTGAACTTCTTGTTTTGCTCAACTGTCAGCCACGGCTTGCTCATGTCTGGTAGCGTGTCGATGAAGTGCGTGTCAAGAGCATGCTGAGCATGGCAGGTAGCAAGATTACGTCTTCTGTCATGCCAACTTGGCCTGAAGCCTTCTGATGCCCAAGCAATAGGCTCTCGCTTCCAGATTTTTACAGAGTTGATGTATGGTTGGGATTCGATCAGCGGCCTGATTAGCGGCAGTCTTGCAACAAATCCCTTGGTTGATCCATTGTCGCGGGCGTAATAATCGAACATGCCGCCGTGGTGTTTGAGTGTTGCTAAGCTTACCACCGCATCACCCAAATCACCAACTCCAGAGACTCCAATAATCTCATCACGCTTCATGGATGGCATGATGTGGTCGATTAAACTCTGAGCGTTATCTTTGTGGAAGATCACAGAATCATCTCGCAGAATATGCAAATCACGCGGGAACTCGTGGAGTGTGACATCACCCCTAGAATCATAGAAGCCATACGAGTGTTGAATCAAATCAGTGAGTCCAATTTGATCTGGAAAATTGGTAGAAATCCACTCATCAAATCCGCCCGTAGTATATCCAACTGGAGCTTGCTCGTATGCGTCCGGTCCTTGTACACCAATGCCCGTAAAATTATCAAATGGTGGATTGCGAGTCTTTGGATAAAGATACGGCTTGCCCTGCTTCACATACTCATCAGTGATCGCTTTGAGCCATCCCTTCTGGATTGGAATAGAGTCACACTCAATCCACATAAAAGCCTTACCACGCATCGCTTTAGCGCACTGCTTGAACGCCAAATTTGCCACCTCTGGATAACGCATACCAGGAGGGTCTTGAAACGACATCGTAATTACCTCGGTGCCATCTAGTTCCTTCAAATATTGCACCAAGCGTTCAGCCTGACGTTTTTCGTGAGGCGCTATGTTGAGGACTACCGGGAGTAAATTCATAATACTAAATCTTATTGAACACAATGCACAACTGAGCTAGCCCACCGTGCATAGTCGAGTCAAAATCAGGATCGTTCCACTTGTCCCAATGGAAGCCGTCTAGTTCCATACGCAGATCAACAAGGTGCAATCCAGCATCTTTTCCCATTTTCACGATGCGTTTATAGTCGTAGTGATCGTGGTTCATCGGCTTGTCCACGCTAACAATATCCCATGATGTTTTGTGATCTGGATTAAAGCGTGCTTGATGAGAACTGCCAAAACGGAAGTCGCGGAACTTCTCATAAGCACTATAGAGCGGAACTAGAATGTACACATATCCGCCCTCCTTGAGAACTCGGCTCCAGTTTTGAAGAGCTACTTCTGGATCGTTCATGTGCTCCAGGCAATGGGCGCTCACTACACAATCAAACGACTTGTCATTAACGCCGGTCAGATATTGCGCGTCTCCATCAGGCAAGTCCCAACCTCGAACGGTTGATGGTGGATTAAGTTTGATGGCGTCTGGACCACAGCCAATATCAAGGACTGATCCTTTAATAAACTGATAGTCTCCATGCCTGACTCGGCACTTGTGGGATTTTGTCATTTCGTCCATATTGATATATTGAAATTAGCTGCCCGCCGCCGCAAGAGTCTCGATCCGAGGCTGAGCCTCTTCACATAAGTTGTGTGCTCTCTTGCGCTTTTCGACCACTACTTTCTCGTCGGTAATTACCAATCCAATTTGGCGAGGTACTTCGGCCAGCACAGGCACGGCGGGCAAATTGTTACTTAGCTGCACTGACTTTAGCACCCATGCCAACACGGGATTTCTCGCGCATTTTGGTCTGAACCTTATTGCGCCCCAATTCGCTAGCCGTTTTAGGCGTATCGGATGAAACTCGCTTCGTTGGTCGGCAATACTCGTTATCGCCACCTGATCCGCAAGGTTTGCCAGTGCGTTGGTCTTTCCAGTTCTCCTTCTCCCATCGTTTGAGATTGGAGCCAGCTTCAGTCTTGCGAACATTGCCACTTTCCTTGCGGCACTTGGCAATGGCTTGAGAAGCGCGAGCCGATGGAAACACGTCGTAGCTTGCTTTGACTTTTTTGTAGCAGGAGTCCTTCATGGTAGATTGAGATTATGTTTTCCGATTTCAGTCAGGCATTTGACCAATAGAATGCAAAGAAGAATGACTGACATCCAGACTGTTTCAGTATTCATGGTGTTACTTCTTCTTCACGCTTTTAGATCCCGAACATCCCCATTTTTTACGAGACAAGGAATTGGGCGAATTTGGATCAGAGCGCCAGTCGCCTGCAATATTGTTGCTGCGAGCACAATACGCATCAGCACGCTTGCTGCCAATAGGGCCAATTTTGCTGCCTTTTTGGCCGTATTTTACCGTCTTTTCACGGCCAGTATCAGGATTCTTGATCGTTTTAGAGAACTTCTTTTCCATATAATTGATAGCTTATGGCTTTTTGCGATAGGTTGCAAGAGTGATTTTGTCAAAGACATAGAATTGGACGAAGAAGCCTCTCTACGGAGCGAGCTGTCCATGGTCTTTTTCCACTTTCGAGCATGGATATGTACATTTTGCTGACACCCATGATTTTAGCAGCTCCTTCTTGGGATAGATTTAGGTGTTCCCTGAATCTTTTGAGCACGCTAGTAAGGTTTCGGCTAGCGTGTTGAGCCAACTGCTCCAGCGAGGCAAGTTTATCCATTGCTTCTTGGAAGTCATCGCGAATTTTTGCCCATTCTTGTTCTTTTTCATCATTCATAATCGTCTGCTTTTTGTCTTGATAAGAGATTTGAGTCATAAAGCTGCGGGTTATTTAGGTATGGTTTGTTGGAGCGAATCATATTGCGAAGCTGAACCTCAACCGATTCCGAGGTAAATTTTCTCAACATGCTTTGGACCTGTTTAATATCTTGCTCAGCTTGTTCTGGCGTCCACGCCCATTTATCACCTTCTGTTCTGATGCGAGAGCGTAGCGCCATGCGAACTCTCCAGTCGAAGCAATCTTGTAGCGCCTCAACAATACACATTGGAAGTGATGTTGGTATCTCAACTTTTTTTGCCGCCGTCGCCTCGGCTTTTAATTGCGTTTTCCAAGGTGGCTCATCCAATCCTTGATCTTCATCCTTGATTTTTGGAGCATGGCGAAAAATCTGTCTTTCCGAGAAAAAAGCAATAAATGGTTCTTGTTCATGTGGGTGAGTTGGCGCTCCCCACCATTTAACTATCGCATGCCAAACCTGTTTATGGGCTGGACAGTGACGGCTCAAAACCCCGTACTGCTTTTGCATGAATTGGCTTAGCAGTATTGCTGTTCCTCCTGGCATCCAAATGGCATTATCGGAACCAAGTTGTTTTACATCGACACGGCTGAAGTCAGCACCATCACCAGCCACATCGTTAATTTTCTCAAGCTCCCAATCCACTACACCAGCCTTGTCAGCTAAACATTCAAGAACGATAAGAAATGCTCGATGCCTAAACGATAAGCAGGCAAAGTCTTGATCTCTCCATCGGTTTGCGTCCAGCATGATATTGCGAGATGATTTTTTCACGCTGAAAGATACACAATCTTGTTTATTTGTAAACTAATTTATTTACGAAATCATTACCCTAGCTGATTAGGGTAATTCTGGTTGTTTGCTATTACCCTATATTGCTAGGGTAACTCTCATAATTGAGAAAACTCACTTCTCCTCCCAAAGTTTGGCATTAGGACCACACATATCAAACCCCCTCATTGTGCCACACATTCTTGTTCGCTCAAAAATGTCAATTTCTTCTCCCGTTACGAGATCCATACTGCTGGCTACGCCTTTGTTGGCTATAGCATCTTGATGAGTGCAAGCATACGCAGTGCCATGCTCAAAAGAGCGCGACACACACCACCGACAATCAACACAGAATTTTAGCTTTTCCATATCATTCAGCTTTGTTAAGTTTCACTGCGCACTCGGCATATCCGATGATGTCAACCAGGGTGTCTCGCTTCTTGCTTGTCTTGGCTCGGCTGACTTTCAGAAGAATCATCATCTGTGCCACATCCCAAGGCTCAATAGTCGAACCTGTGTAGGCGCTCCACAGATTTGCAATGCGAGCAAAAGATTCGTTCGCATCGCCGTAATCGGCTTGACGATCTCCAGCGACGATTGCTGCGGCTTCCTCGGAAATGGATTGCTGTGAATCTGGAGTCGCAGCGTCTGTTTCAGGTGTTGGTGTATTCATAATTGTTTCTTGGAGCCAATCTTCCTTCCCTTGGGTAAGCAGCCACAGGACTGCACACTTCCAGAGGTGAGATTTTGATAATATACCTCGGTCTTGTTTCCGCACTCGCATTGGCACAACCAGCGGCTATTGCCATGAGTGTTGCGAGATACGAGTTCGACAACGATCAAGCTGCCGAAGGTTTCGTTGATGAGTGATTTTGGTGAGCGTCCCATTAGAGTGTTAGGTTTGGATGATTGCTGTCCGGCTCAATGAGGAACTCGCACTCGAAAGCGACAATCGCAGGCGGATGGATGAACGATATGAGCATCATATCTCCACGTGGAGCAGTGCGGCGTAAACACGTCTCACAGCCTTCGCGCCAGTCCCAACTGCCGTTTTCATCGAATCCTACACCATCACAGCGGGCCACGTCATTCGGAAGCCGAATCAAGTCGCTGTTGGTCTTCATTTCAGGTTATTCATTTTTGTTACCTCAATAAGCCCACTTGGCATCACCAAGGATTTCGTCAGAGTCAGACCACCATTCGTCCCATTGGCTATTTGTTGCCACACTCCAATCAGGAATGGTTGCGGCTGCATCTTTGCCAGTCAATGAAACTGGCATCCACTTGATGCGGTTATTCGGGTAGATTGCGATTTGCCCGTTGGATAATTTGATGACATTGCCCTCCTTATGCTCTTCAAGCAACTCTGAGTCACCTACGTCCAGGAGGCCAGATGATTGTCCTTCTGGCAGGTGATCAATCGTGAACCAGTAGTGGCCTCCTATCGGTGGATTACCTTTGCCAAGGTTAACCAAAACTGGCACGTCGCTTAACTGATCCTTGCGCCAGAGTTCAATGGAACCTGAAAGGCATTCCCACATCTGAACTTTATGTAGCGGAAGAGGCTTGTGATCGTCTTCCGGCTCATACCAATAGACGCACTGCGGCGGAATCTTATCGAAGCATGCAGCGTATTTCTCCACCCATGCCTGGAAGCAGAATGGACGGTTACGCATCGCTCGAACAGATACAAGCCAAGCTGGTTCAAATTCGTTTTCTGGACCACCGAAGGCGTCACAGCGAATGTATATTTTTGTTTTGGGGAGGTTTATGTTTCGCATATTTTACCAGAGGTTGAGGGTTAGGCCGAGAGCTTCGGAGCGTTGGGCTGCGGTTGCGTTGGCAAACGCAAACAAAACAACCTCCCTATAGCTTGCTGGCGAACTTAACGGAACAAGCTCAAGAACATCGTTTAAATGATAAACAAATTCAAACTGCTGATCATTCGTCAACTTATCTTGAAGTTCTTGCACCGCGTTGAGGTCGTTGAAGTAGTCGGGTAAGCATCGAGCCTCTTCCCAACCAGTTAAGCCTTGAGACTCAGCCAGCTTGATTCGTTTTTCTTGTTCTGTTAGTTTCATATCGTCACCAATCATCGCACACCGATTCTGTCGATGCAACAAATACAATAAGATATTTATCCTCTCAGCCAAATCGCAAGCTCATCCTTCTGTGCCAGCTTGACGTAGAAATCCGTTGGCTTCTGACCCTTGTAGGTGAGTCCTTTGACTCTGCAACGAGCAATACAGCGCCAGAGACGTTGATCGTTAAGGATGAGTTTTTTAGCCTCTGATACCACAGGCTTCTTGGAATCAACTAGCATCGCCTCAAGCTCAGCCAAATCGCCAATAGGCTCTTCAACAGCAGTTTGGCTTTCCGGCTTCACATCCACGGCTTTACCGCGCAGTAGATCAGTTCTAAGGCATCCACAGGAAAGAGACTTGCCCGTTGTTAAAGCGGTATAGAACACGTTCTCCTTGATGCGCCCACAGTCGCACTGGCACCTCCAGGTTGAAGATCCTTTTCTACCCGTTGGCACATGGGAGAGAACCGTCCAGCGACCAAAGCGTTTACCCGTGAGGTTTTTGAAGTTGGGATGGAATGATGAAATCATCGTCAGAAACAATACCCAAGCAAACGGACGGAATCAAATGGTATAAGAAATAATTTAGAGGGAGAAATTGTTGAGGATGATTTTACAGAAAAGACCCCTGGAGTGGGCGAATAAATAAATCAGACCCGGTGGTGGTAATGGTAGAAGATATTTATGTGGGGGAATTTTATGAGGGGAGTGAATTTATACGCTACGCACGGGCCGACCGCCCGGTGCCTACTGCCACTCGCCCCGTGGCCTGCGCCCTGCGCTGCTGGCCACCGCCGCCGCTCTTCACCACCACCACCGCCTGCCACTGCGCCAGCTAGCAGTCCATCCACCCATGCCTCGCTGGAATCGAGGGAAAACCGGGACGGATATGCCGGGTAAAGTTATAGATACTTACTACAGCGAGCATGTAAAACAGGACATCATTGATAATCAATGACTTGCACATCAACTGTCCCGCCAGTCTCAATAGCAGGATCAAAATGCGGGCAAAATTCCATCGGCTGCGAGCTTAGCACGTTCACTTGGACGGCTTGGGCCTGATCCATGCCGCTAGCTTTAGCGACAATGTCCATCAGGGCTTTCACATCTTGCCAGCTTTGCACGTCCGGCGGAGCAGCATTCGCTTGCTTTAGCCCTTTCCCTGCGATTTGAAGGGCTAGGAGACGATTGTCCTCTCCTAGTCGGGCGATATTCTCCGACACGCTAGAGGCTGCTTTCTGTGCAATTGCGGTGATTTCAGGCGGGTTCTTACATTCACTTACAGCTTGAGCTTTTGCCTTAATTACTGCTGACCATACCTCATCCCTAAATCTGCGCTGGTGGATGGCATTCTTTTCGATTCCGAATTGCTCCGCCAGTTCATTATCTGGCACGCCGCGAATCGAGGCTGCTTTGATTGCGTCCCATTCGGCTTGGCTCAATATTGCTTCTGGCATGGTCTTATTTCTTCACTTTGTTGCACAAAGCATTCCCCCTTTTCCCATCCCTTCGCAAGTATTTCTTTAAATGTCCGCTTTTCTATTTGCAATGTGTCCGCTTTCTGTTATTCTATGCGTGTTAGGATAACCCAACGAAAACAAAACATGAAAACAAAGCTAACAAAAACCGAATTCATCGCAATCTGCGCAGAGTTCACAATTGATCCTTCCCTTGCCCTTGAGTGTGACGCTGTAATCCGCGCCCTTAAAACGGGAGAACCGGATGCTGTGCGCCTAGCTTTAGCTTGTGAATTCTAACCAAACCAAAAAGGGGCCGCGCATCTCACACGCGGAACAAAACACTGATAATATATGACAACGCATCTGACGCTTAAAAGTTCAAACGAGAAAACGGGACCGATTCCAGTATCCACATCAAGCCATAAACAATGCAGTTCATCTTGTCCATTTTTTGGGCAGGGTTGCTATGCAGAATCCGGCCCTTTAGCAATCCATTGGAAAGCAGTAACCGAGCGGGGCCGGGGTGACACTTGGGGAAACTTTATCACTAAGATAGCCGACCTTCCCAAGGGCCAGATTTGGCGACATAATCAAGCAGGTGATCTGGCTGGCTTAAATCACAAGATTGATTCCAAGGCGCTCAAGCAGCTAACCGAAGCCAACAATGGCAAGCGTGGTTTCACGTACACCCACAAGCCGGTTATTGGAACTGATACCACAGCAACTGCAAATAGAGAGGCAATCAAAGCGGCGAATGATAACGGATTCACCATCAATCTTAGCGGCAATAATCTTTCCCATGCTGATACTCTAGCCGCTCTCAACATTGGTCCGGTGGTAGTTGTTTTGCCGATTGATGCAAAGGCTAACATGTTGACTCCTATGGGGCGCAAAGTTGTTGTTTGCCCTGCCACTCAAAAAGAAAATGTGTCATGCGCCACTTGCGGCTTATGTCAAAAAGTTAGCCGTTCGGTTATCGTTGGCTTCCCCGCCCATGGAAGCGGCAAAAAGAAAGCTGAAGCTGCCACTCTTAAATAATCCACATGAATCCACACGAAACACCCGACGCCATGATCGCTATGCTCATAGCATGGATACTTGGCACAATCTCGCTTTTCGCCATCGCAATCCTGCTGTGGTATTAACCCGAAACAAGAAAGACAGAAACATATGAAAACACTAGAACAGATAGCGCCACCTAACCTTTCAGCTCTTAACATCGCGGCTCTAGCTCGAGTCATTCGGCGAGACTGGCAAAAGGTATACTTTGGGGCGGCGCCCTATCTCCATGCCATGGCAACCTTGGACAAAGCGAGCGACTCATACGGCTACGATAGCGGGAAAAGCATCATCCGGTATTTTCTCGCTAACGCTTCAACTTATCGAGGTCCGATGGCAAAGGCGATTAAAACAGAATTAAAGCGCAGACTTTCCGAATAGCCTACGCCAGCGCCTTCTCTGCAAAGGGAAGGCGCAAGCGTGAGCTACAAAGCCGCGAACAAACCAAAACAAAAAACACATGAATACCACCGAACCTAACAACCTCCGCCTCCATTACCTCGCCAGTTCGCGACATCGCCAGCGGCAACAGTTCCACAAGCAAGTCGCTTTGTGGCTATGGCTTTTCGCTATCGCTGGCATCTTGGCAGGATGCGCCGCCTCCGTACTTTAACAAAACCAAAACCAAAAACGAAAGACAAAACATATGAAATATCTTAAAACTAAAGACGGCTCTATCATCGAAACCGATTCCCCAGAATGTTGGACAGAATGCGAAAAGCTAACGCAAAAGGAGGGTAAACAGCTTTACCGTGAGCAACGGGCTGAGCAACTGCGTAAATGGATCAAGCCCGGTGATACGGTCTCTTGTATTCTGCGCCACGTTTCAAGCTCCGGCATGAGTCGCCGCATTAGCCTTGTAATCACAAACAAGGAAACGGGAGAAATTCAGGACATTAGCGGCTATGTTGCCACGGTTTTGGATTATCGCCGGAATGATCGTGACGGCTCGCTTGTGGTGGGAGGCTGCGGCATGGATATGGGTTTCGCCTGCGTCTATAATCTTGGCCGCCGCTTATTCCCTGACGGATTCGGGAAAATCGGCAGCAACGGCATTATCAAAGACCTGCGGCCAGCAACAAAGGAAAAAGCGGCGGAAGCTGTGGCGGCTGGATACACATTCAGGGGGCGCAATGGTGACAGCTCCGGCTGGGATAATGATGGCGGCTATGCCCTTAATTATCGCTGGCTCTGATTTGCTTCCTTGTCTTCCCTTTCCACGCGAGAGGGAAGCAAAGGGTGCAACCCTAGCCTTGCAAGGTTGCCCATCTTGCATGGACTCAAACCGGGCACCACATAACCAAAAACGAAAACGATATGATCTTAAATCACAACGCACAGGAATTCTGCGCCATAAATAAAATAATCGGACTGGCAATTGACCGGCTTCCTAGTGGGGCCGTAATCGCGTGCGAAGTTCGCAAAGATGAAGCTGGCGAGCTTCGCGTGCCAATCGCTAAAATGAGCCTAGATGATCTTTACGCACTAGCCGCTCGCTTGCATCTTGAGATTCTGCCATCTCGATTCGCGAGCCGTCAAGAGATGGACAGCCACCGCGCCCACGTCCGACGCCTAGCGGAGCGTTCAAATGAAGCGCGAGAAATGCGAGGCGCTCGCGAAACGCCAGCATGGGCCATTCCCGATCCAGCCTAAATCCCGCCCGTTCGCTATCTCTGTGGCATCGCCAGTCACCAAGATGGCAAGAGGGCGCGATTATGCGCCGAATAAACAAAGGATAACCACAATATGAAACTTACCGTTACAATCGAACTGAACGAAGACGAAAAAGGCTGGATTACCTGCCACGAAATGCGGGCATCCTTTCCGACCAGCAACGCTACACGAGATGTTGCCGCGCTCATCGCGGATGCCATCGAGAGAGCCGAAGAAGCGGGGACGCTGCCGCCCTCTGTCCAGTATCCGCCTATGCCATGCCTTCGCCAGCATCCGGCCCATTGGGCAGACGAACGGAAAGCCGGGCTTAGAGCCATGGTTCTTGATCCAACAGCATCGCCACAAGAGCGTTTCCTTGCTGCTGCAATTCTTAAAACCACATGAACCAGCAACCCGACAAGATCGCCGCTTTCTTCGCTCTCCTGGCACAACGCCAGCGAGAGCATGAAGCGCGGCAAGCGCAAAAGAGACGCGAGGCGGAAGACCGCAAACTCGCCAAGCTCAAACCCTGGTGGCAGGAAAGTGGAACAATAGCCGAAAACGAAATTTAAGCCCCACAAGAGCCGAAGCCGCAATTCGCAAGACGAAGAATTTCTATCGCTAGTTTCTTGCGGTGTTCTGATCTGTTTTGCTGATTTCCGCTATAAGTAACTACACGCAAATTTGCAATGCTGTTATCTTTTTTGATGGCGTTCATATGATCTATGCAGCCATTTGGTGGCTCGCCGTAATAATGAACCCAAGCCAAACGATGCGCCCAATGATAAGTTCTAAATACTTTTACCTTTAAGTAACCTTTACTATCCTTTCCAGCAATTTTCCCACCCTTCATTACCTTGGTTGATGTTGGGTGCCACTTCCAAAGTAATATTCCGGTTAATGGATCATAATCGAACATTTTTCTAACCAATTCTGCGCTTGGTAATTCATTGGTCTTGCCAATATAATTAAATGGGATTACGATTTTTTTAGCTTCTTCATTCATGACGTTTATGAGTGTTGGGGTTAGAGGCCGCGAAGAAAGTCCAATTCCTCGCGGCTTCGTTATAGTTGCACGCAAATGATAATTTTCAATCTGAAATTAGGGCTGAAAAACAAATTGCACAAAGCGGACGAATGATTTAATATTGAATATACTATATGACAACCAAACAAGAGCCGATGCCGCTACTAACATACACAGAGAGATATGAAAAAGCTGAAAAGCTATTGCAAGACATTCTCTTTAGAGCCGCCAAGCAATATACTGACGGCGGAGAACGCAAATCCGCCAAAATTGGCACCATGAAAGCCATCATCATGCGTTGGGCTGCTCGCGAGCCTGAGTGCATGGAATCTCTCGAATACCTTTCAGTCCACTAATATGAACCTAGCAGCACTACTCAAAAAACACCTCGATGAAGGTCCGCACGGATCAGCAACTAAAATGGCTCGACTAATCGGCACTGATCGCCAGCGTCTTTACGAATGGGCCAGTGGCAAAGTGAAGCCACGCAAAGAAACGGTGCCAACGATTGTGGAATACTTGCAATCGTTAAAAGCGCCGAAAAAGCAACTGGACAAAGCGGACAAATAAGCATAAAGTTACAACTCAACCCGATAAAATATGAATACAAGAGAAGCATTAAATGAACTGGCCGATGCAGCCTATAAAAACGCATCAGACAAAGGATTCCATGACGCGGATTATGAATACTCTTCCGTCGAACTCTACTCCAAATGGACAGCAAATCTGCATGGAGAAGTGAGCGAACTTTGGGAGGCAGCACGCAAAGGACACCTTGAGAACCAATGCGACAAAGATTGCCCACTTACCTGCGAAGAAGAAGAATTCGCAGACATCATTATCCGTGTTTTGGATTCGTCTAAAGCACGTGGCATCGACATTGGCAAAGCCGTCGAATTGAAGATGGCCTACAACGCAGGTCGCGAATATATGCACGGTAAACTGGCATGAATGTAGATCGCACTCCTGGCGTTATCGCCGCACTTGATTACCTTGGCATTGATGTTGGCACTATGCCAGTCATCGGACGCACTAACCATCCATTTCCAAAGCGCAAACCGAATAACTGGAAGAGCATTATAGCAGCATTCAAACTTAGGTTTAGTTAATTTCTCACCCACATACAAAACACATGAGCGACAACAATACAGAAACAAAACCAACGATTAAACAGCCGACTCTCAAAGAGATGATCGGCGGAGAAAAGTTCCGCGAGCAAGTAGCTTTGGCATTACCGAAGCACATGACTCCTGAGCGGTTCTCACGCATTGCTCTCACAGCATTACAGCGCACTCCAAAGTTGCAGGATTGCACGCAGGCAAGTCTATTCAAATGCTTGCTAGACCTTTCAGCCGCAGGTCTTGAGCCAGATGGACGACGTGCTTATCTGATTCCTTACGGATCTGAATGCACTCTGATTTTGTCATATATGGGTATGATCGAGCTTGTTCGTCGCTCCGGTGATGTTGTAAGCATTCGTTCTGAACTCGTTTGTGAGAATGATGAGTTCACTTGGGAGAATGGCAAGATCACGCACAAGGTCGAGTGGCGCAAACCTCGCGGAGAAATCCAGGCTGTGTATGCAGAAGCTGTGCTCAAGTCTGGCGAGACTCAAACCGCTACAATGACAAAGGATGAGGTGGATGCTATCCGCAAGCGTTCACGTTCTGGCAACTCCGGTCCATGGGCTACAGACTATGGCGAAATGGCAAAGAAGACCACTTTGCGCCGACTGTGCAAACTGCTGCCACTTGCTAGCGAGATTGCAGAGCACATCGAGAAAGATGGTGACGTTGTGCTCGAACGAGATGTGACGCCAGTTCCGCAGGCTGCGTTGAAGCTGCCGAGTCAGGAAGTTGAGACAAAGGGGGTTGCCAATGGATAAATACTCATTTGGAGCGCCGCTTCACATGGTTTTCGCAGCCTGTGTCATCAAAAATAAACCATCTTTAAATGGAAAACCTCTCTCAATTGAAGATCAAAAAACATTGTCCGTTGTGCTTTGGGAGTACGCAGATCAAAATATTCCACCACAAGATGCTTTAACTATCAAGCAATCGCTTGAATCAAGATGGCCGGATATAAATTGGAAAGCATAAATTATGATCATCCTAGACGAACAAACATACCGCTCTCATCCGGCTGCTAATTTCAGCAGCTTGAAGACGATCCTCAAGTCCCCAAAGCATTATCAGTCATCGCTCAAGAAATCCTTTGAGCCAACGATTGAGATGACCATGGGGACGATTATTCACGAAGCTATTCTCGAAGGAAAACCATACAGCCACACCGTTAAGCCAACCGACATTGATCTTCGGACTAAAGAAGGAAAGGCATGGCGCGATAAACACGCTGGCATGACCATTCTTTCTCTGGCTGAGCATGCAACAGTTGTCCGCACGGTTGAGGCTGTCCGCAATAGCCCTGACGCTCAATACATGCTCAACCTGTGCAAGCAGCGTGAGGTGGGTATTGTGAACAATTACAAGGGTGTTGAGATTAAGGGAAGGCTTGACGCATACGGCCAGGATGAAAGTGGTAAGCCGCTCATCGTGGATTTCAAGACGACGAGTGAAGCTGATCCTGAGCTATGGGGCCGCAAGGCATTTGGTCTGCGCTACATGATGCAGATGCAGTATTACAAGGCGTTGCTGTCTCTGGAGCTTGGCCTCGATGTTGAGCCAGCCTATATCTGGCTCGTGGCTGAAACGAATGAGGCCGCAGACGTGTGCATTTATCAGCCACCACCAGAGGCAATTGCCATTGGTCAGGCTCAAATGGACTATGCTGTCGAAACTTATAAGAAGTGCCTTGAAACCGGACAGTGGCAAGGATACGGTAAAGGAATCATCTCCTTGGATGTACCAATCTGGGAGCAAAAGCGCTGGTTAAAATAACAAAAACAATATGGCAACACCAATCATCATTAAACTAGACGTAACCAAGCTCAAAAAAGAATGGTTTTTCAAAGGAGCTAAGGGCACTTACGTTGACCTTGTGCTTTACGAAAATGATCGTGAATCACCTTACGGAGATACTCACACACTCAAACAGTCACCAAATAAAGAGGCTCGTGATGCTGGAGAAAAAGCAATCATAGCTGGTAATGGAAAATGGATGCCGCAAAAAGGTGGCTCTCAGTCCGCACCAAGAACTGCTGTCCCAGCTAAGCAGCACCCACTGATGCAGGATAACGAACCCGACGAAACCATTCCCTGGTAATCTAAATCAACAAGCCCGTTAGCCGAGGGTTATATCGGCCATTTATTATATGAAACTTACTCTTGAACCAACAATCAATCCTCCGCGAGAAGGCATACCATCACCAACAATCTCAATCGAGATTCCGGATGATGACATGACATGCCGAGCCACCATTATGGACTTGGTGTTTCCATTGCTCAGTGCTGCATATCCAAGTAGCAACGTGCGTAATTATTTCAATACAGACGAAATCGACCTATGACTCCCAGTAAAGAAAAGATCGCACTGTTTGACGACGCAATCGTCTATCACTCGTGCAAAGAGGAAATCAGCAAGGCTGAATCCGAGTGGATTGAGTGGGCTAGGATTCGCGTGATGGAACTAGAAATGGAGGGATAATGTGACTCTAAATTACCATGGAATCTTGCGACATTTCCCAAACGCCAGTCCCGATCTGCTCGCTTACAATTCCAAGCAAGTTACCATCATGGAACGAGATTCTAGGAATGCACCATTGGGCAAGAAAAAAGTTCAAGGATCAACTAGCCAAAGAATTCTTGTCCGTGTTACGAGCGTCCGCAAACGACTTATCGACGAAGACAATTTGTGCGAAAAATACCATGTCGATTTATGCAGATACGCTGGAATCATATCTGGCGATGAAGCAAGCAAAACAAAAATTGAGACAATCCAACGCAAGGCAGAAAAAGGCGAAGAAGAGCAAGTGATAATCGAGGTTTACCAATAATGCCAAACTCAAAACAACCATCCGCAGAATGCCGCCTACACAATCAATTGGCTCGCACACTTAATGGAACGAGGGCATCCAAGGACGAGACTACACAAGTCCTCATCCATCTGCTAGCCATTCAGATTGCCAGCTACGACCCATTGATGCGCGATGCAGTCTGGGAATGCGCTGTCGATACTTTGGACGACATGGTGGAGGACATCGCAGCAGAGATCGACGCACACTTTATCAATAACTGAATATATATGAATACTGATACACCAGAGACAGATGCGGCTGAGAAAATGGCTTTTGCCCAAGAATACATGGTTCCTACAGACTTCGCCCGTCAACTTGAGCTAGAACGGAACAGTCTTATCACGAAATCTGCCGAATTGGAGCTTAAATGCCTCAAAATAGGTGAGGTGATCACCGAGTTAAACCAGCGCCTTCAAGAACGCCAGGAGAGCTTCCAGGCGCAACTGATCCGCATCGAGGATATATGGCGTGGTAAGCTGGTCGAATCGCGCAAGGATGCAGACAGGCTTTACAATTGCCTGCTCGAAGCTCAATTTGGCGAAGCCTTGGACATTGCCTATGTGCAGAATGTGCTGGCACAGCACGAAGAACTGGCCGCGATTGGGTAGTTTTTGTTGACTGGGTGTTTTGATGCAGTAGCGTTTTTGTGTCGAAGTTCTTGGGAGTAGTGTCCATCGTGAATTAGACGCCTTTAGAAAATCATTGGCCGCTCAGGCCGCTTCCTCGCCGGGTTAAAATCCGGGTCACTACCGGGGGAGCAACCTGAGCGGCCTTTTTGTTTTTAAGATGCACAACTGGTACGCAAATCTCCTCCTTGATCACCGATGGCTAGCGAAGCGCAAAGAAGCACTCCATCATGATCACTATACCTGCCAGAACTGTGGCAGGAAAAACCCAGAAGTAACGCTTTGCGTCCACCATCTTGGATACGTTACTGGTTGGATGCCGTGGGATTACCCATTGACGCTTCTTCAAACACTGTGCCTTGGTTGTCATGATGAAGTTCACGCAGGACAGAAGCCGCATTACGTCATTTGCACCACTTGTGGAGGTCTGACACCAGATTCAAAAGCCAACGGAAGAAATAACAAGCACGAGTGGATTTGCGAGGATTGCATACAAAAACAAGCAGTTGAAGAAATTGCCATGAAAACTGCATTTGTTTACCTTATGAAGAACACTAGAAATGGTTTCATTAAAATTGGATTTAGTAAAAATCCTAAATTTAGAGAAAAAACTCTTCAGTCTGAGGAGCCTGAAATCGAATTGCTGGCTTCTATTGAGGGCACTATCGACCTTGAGAAGGAGCTACATGCTAGATTTTCAGCCTATCGAATCAGGGGAGAATGGTTTCGATTAAGCGAGTTTGAAATAGAAGACGCTAAGCAATACGTCATTTTTCACCACGGTAGAATAAAGCCATCAGGAGACAAATTATGAGCCTTAAAGCCATCAATAAATTCAAGATGTGCAAGATGTCACCAACTCAAAAGTTGGTAATGCTTTGCCTGTGTGATTGCCACAATCAAGAGTCTGAGAGATGTGATCCAAGCGTGTCGCTCATCATGAGTTTTACAGGGCTTTCAAACCGGGCTGTAGCTACCGCTTTGAAGGATTTGGAGCGCCTAAAACACATCAAGATTAACCGTGGAAACGGATTCAAATCATCTTACAATATCGACATAACCAGTGAACCTCCTGCGGTGGTTGATTTAGCTAAACCAGTGAACGTCGTTCCACAACCAGTGAACCTGCCGCACCCCCGCAGCACGTTCACTAGTGAACCTCCTGCCATAACCAGTGAACCTCCTGCTGGGGTACCAGTGAACCTCCTGCCTAAACCAGTGAACGTCGTTCACACAAACAGAGAAGAACAGAGAATTAAACAGAGAATAACCGGAAGTACTGACAGGCTTGATTCGCCGTTGTTTGAAGAAACCGACTCACACGACTTTCGATCAACCATGGCAGAATGGTTTGAGGACAAGTCACAACGCAAACAGCGTTACACGCATCGTGGATGGAGGGCGCTCTTGACCACCTGTCGGCAAAAACCAATCGGCGTGTTGCGATGCGCTGTGAACAAGGCCATGTCGGGAGGCTGGCAAGGCATCCATTTTGATAAAATATCAGCCGAAGATGCGGCTGCTTTCGAGCCAACTTCAACAATTGCATTTGCCGATCCAATCAAGGACAACCCTAATTTTATGGAATTTCAAGAATGGTTTGAAAAGCTTCCTCCAGAGCCAGAATCGACCATAGATGTCGATTTCAACAAAGTTTTGGAATCATACCGTGAAAATAATTCACCAGATGCCTCTATTTCGCACACAGATGGCCCTCAGAGCGTCGAGGAGGTGTCAGTATGGTAACGGTAGCTGATATTAGCCAAAAGCTCTCAAACAAGGCTTTAGAGGTCTGTAAGCTTCTTCTTCCTGGCGGCAAAGAAGATGGACAGTTTTGGGTGTGTGGAGACATTGCTGGATCGCCAGGAAAAAGCCTGAAGGTGGCTTTTGTTGGCAGTTACGTTGGAAACTGGCGAGATTGGGCTGATGATTCCAATAAAGGTGATCTCCTCGACCTGTGGCGCATCACAAAAGGAATTACAGCGGCACAAGCCATCAAGGAGGCTAAACATTACCTTGGTATTAATGATCCAGTCGATGCAAAAAAGAAGGATTACCGCAAGCCTGTAAATTCCATACCTGAACTTGCCACAGAGGGTAGAGGTGTTGCATATCTCACAGGTTCCAGGCATTTGAAGATTGACATCATACGGAAATTTAAGGTTGAGGGAGTCCGCGAAAGACAGGCTATTGTTTTTCCATGCTACGCGCCAGATGGCGAGTTGATCAATCGTTCATATCGTACTCTTACTGAACCTAAGCAGGTGTGGCAGGAAAAAGATTGCGCCCCATGTATGTTTGGATGGCATGCACTCAATGAACAAGCATATAAGGATAAAACAGTTCTCATTTGCGAGGGTCAAATCGACTGCATGACGTGGACTCAATGGGGAGTCGATTCTATCTCTATTCCTAATGGCACCGGCACATCATGGGTTGAGTACGAGTGGGATAATCTAGCTCCATTTGACACAATTTATCTAGCATTTGATCAAGACAAAGCCGGAAGAGAATTAACCGACAAGATCATCCAGCGTCTAGGTAAGCATCGTTGCATGATTGTCTCAATGCCTAAAAAGGATGCGAACGATTGTCTAAAATCTGGCTACACTCAAAAGGACGCTTTAGATTGGATTGGAAATGCCAAGATGGCCGCAATCCATAAATTCGTGCGTGGTGATGAGTTGGAGGAACGTGTTGTGGCTTCATACACCCCCAAGGAGGAAGCCTTTACATTGCCATTTTTTAAGGGCGATTGGCATGAGGGTACTGGGTTTTATTTTCGACCAGGAGAATTGACAGTATGGGGCGGCTTAGCCTTTGCTGGCAAGAGTACTATGCTTAACTTTTTGAAGGCAAACGTAGTCAGTAAGAGGAGATATATTTTTGAGGCAACCATGGAGATGTTGGTTGAGAATCAAATTGGCAGGTTAGCAAAGGTTTGTATGGGTCATGAGATCAACGAGCCGAAGTTGCGTCGATTCTGTCAAGAAATAGGTAGGTATCTTCTATTTGCTGATGTCGTTGGAAGTATAGCAATGGAAGAGTTGATGGAAATGCTATGGTTTGCCAATCGTAGATATGGATGCACAGATTTCATTATTGACTCAATGATGAGAATTAAAGGTCAAGCTGACATGGAAAAGCAGGCTGAAATCGTGAACACTCTGCAAAATTTTGTCAAGGAAAGCGGCAGTCATGTGCATCTCGTATGTCATTTTCGCAAGCCAGTTGAAGGCGAAAGACCAACAATGTATCACGTCAAGGGATCATCTGCACTCATCGACAATCCAGACAATGTTGCAATTATCATTAGAAATAAGGCGAAGGATGACGCTATCAAGGCTGGTAAATCTCGCGAGATAATCGACGCTATGCACGACACTGAAGTGATTATTGAGAAGCAGCGCGTTAGTGGTTGGGTTGGTAGCTTCAAGTTGAAGTACCATAAAAATACCTTTTCTTTTTCAGCGGCATCAAAATGAAGTTTTGAAATCCCCCTTGCATCTCAACCAAAAACGGACGTATAGTTAGATACCGAATATGAAAACCATTGATGAACTGCAAAAGATGCTACTCGAACTCTCATGGGTTCTAGTTGATGATCGCCTGCCAACCAAAGAAGACGCCAATAAATACGGCGATGTCGATTGGTCCGATGGCGATGACATCTGGGAGGGTGCGTATGACCGTGGTTATGATCACGCCACGCATTGGAGAAAGATTGTGCTTCCGAACGACAAGGATCTGGCGCGGCGGGCGCAAGACTCTGAATAAACCAAACAGGCAACTTCCCGCCGTTGCCAGCATCCACTTGTTATCGCTTTATGAATGATAAATATGACGAAATCGAAGTCGAATTGCCCTTGGGCTACCTTCTCGACAAATGCAACGACTGGGATGACTTCTGCGAGGATACGGGGCTAAACCCGTGGCTTCTCAATGAGGGAATCGCAGACTCGGTAGACACGCACCCCGTAAAAATCGGGCTACTTCGCAAGCATGGTGTTTGGCGATAATGCATAAGCTCATGGATGCCGACCAATTAACGCCTGGACTCGCGCAGGATGCCCCTCGGCATTCCATGCAGCGCCTCGTTCGGCTTCTTCGTTCTGGATGGACACCTTACGCGGATGAAATATCTGCAATAATGGCAGATGCTGCGACACAGATCGAATCTCTAATGTCTCAGCGAAAAGAGTGGAAATGCACGGTAGGAGACGAGGAGTTTGTGACCGATCAAAAAGACATTGCTCAAGATTGGCGCGATGACGGGCTAGAAGTCGTGTCTTATTTTGTGCCTAACAATCAATCAGAGGCTCACCGCGAATGAATACTAAATCCAAGAACGATGTTGTCAGCGTTTCATCAGAAACCTTGTTGGGCCGGATGCTTTTTGTCTATGCGCTTAACGGAGTGATTAAATGCTTATCCGCTGACGAAATCCGCCAGTTTGAATCTGCGATGTTGGATGTTGGATGGAAGCATACAGCAACCATTGACCCTGCACGCTGGATTGAAGCAATGGCAAACGGGAGGGCTGAACCTTCTGACATGCTAGATGAACTACAATTTTGTCCGCCTGACAATCAAGCGTAGGCTACAGCGGAAGTTTAGCTACTTCATCCAACAGTGATCAGGCCACTTGTCAGCCAACTCAGGTTCTCGCATTGCCTCTGTAGGACACCAGCACTTCATACGAAGATCGCAACTGCAAATCTGGCACGTCTTCAATAGCGGATCGCTAGGTGTGTGCCGAGTCGTTAAGAACGAGTTGATATGCCCAATAAGGCTACGAGTTGAGCAACTCACGCAGAACTCTACAATCTTCTCCGTGTTCTTGGGGCAGGTCGCACAAATAGCCGCTCTTCGATTCGCCTCTTCTTGATCCACAAGCTCGCCAGCTAAGTACGGCTTCACGGCGGAGTTGTAAAAACGCTTCATCATTTGAAACGCTCCAATTTTAGCCTCGCTGTCAGGATCACGATCTACGCACAAATCAGGACGATGCTGGCAGAATGCCTCCTGCATGATGAGTCCAAGATTCGCTGGAATCTCGATGCCATTTCCTGTCAGG